CCGTTGCAATAACCTCTAGCCCAGAAAGTTGCCAGATCGCCTCTTCGTCACTGGAACGATAGGCATCAAAACGAAAGGAGATCTCATCCTGGGCAAAACGGACGACTACATTCTGCTCTGTCTGCCAGTCCTTAAATGTCCAGGGGACAGCGGCCCCACGGCATACCCTAAACCAGGCAATCAGCTCTGCCAATTCGGTGCTGTTCAGGGTTCTATCGCCAATATTCCAGCGGCCTTTTGGGGTTTCCCAGTTGGCGCGGCGATTCTCCCAGCCGGCGTTATTGCCAGCGGTGGAGGTGCTAAAAACTGGCCCTCCCGTCGTCTCGTAGTCATAGCCCAGATCCAATAGCCCGAGGGTTCCCGGTAGAGGGTCAAGGGCCAGTGGGGTTTCCGGGGCCTGGCGGATTTCTACCAGGGAGAGGTTTTCTAGAGTGAAGATTTTGGCCCCATCACCGGGACGATACGCCTTGAATCGAAAATCAATTTTGTCCTGCTCAAAGCGCACCGGGACGGTAAAGGTTTCTCCTCCAGTATCGGGGTGGAGAATAGGCCTGGTGACAGTTTCCCCGTCGGCGGTATAGGTTTTGCTGGCTCCTCCGCCATAGCGATAGTCGGCCCAGTCTTTGAATAGGAATCCCTGATAGGAGCCTTGCCGAGCATTGAAAAACGCCAGCAGAGTGTCGAGCGTATCACCATCAACGTCCCGCTGGCCAATCTGATACCGGGCCAGTGGCTGATTCCAGCGGATAATTCGCTGTTCTGAACCATCCCCCAGCACAACAATGGTGGTATTAAAGCGGTAGGTGACGATGGTGCCGTAGGTGATGCCCAGGTCTAGGATGGTCGGCGTAAAGCTCATGGGATTTGGGGAAATTTGAAATAAGTCAGAGCCAGATTGCTCCAGGTCGGGTCAAGTCCATGCTCTGTGACTTTAGCGACGGTCTGATAGGCATGGATAAGAGTGGCTTGGTAGGAGCGATTACCGATAATGCCGCAGTGGATTTGGTGGCGGATGCGGAAAATGGCAATATCACCGGGCATCGGGGCCTTAGTTTCGGTGCAAGTTTCCTGAAAGTGTTGCAGGAATGCTTTGAGGGGAGGAGTGCGGGAGTAGCCGTCAATATCAAAGGTGCTCAGCTCTAAATCCCTAGCGACACAGATAATTAATCCACAGCAATCCACTCCGGCCCCCTTGGCGCGGCCCTGGTGAACATAGGGAGTGCCGATATATTCCCGCGCTTTGAGCAGAACATCTAGCCGTGTCTTAACTGTTTTCATAGCCAGAGGAGAAATATTGATCTGTGCCGGGAATATCTTTCTCGCCGCCAAAGTTCGCTGTATTGTTGAACTGGCCACAGTCTCGCCATGTCTTCTGGCAACCAGGGATGGCATTGAATTGGTCGCCAGCCTGGATGGGATTGGGGGGAGTATAGGCCAGCCAGATATTTTGTCCATTGCTCTGGGTGATCATGGACTCCAGCCCCGCATTGTCCCCGGTTGTCCAGGTGAGCAGGCCCCCAGCCAGGAAATTATCCTCAAAACTCAGGTTAGAGGTGAAGAAATACGGCTCGGCCCCTGGTGCATTTACCGACATCCCATAGGTGAAAGCGGCGACGTTGGCATTACAGTTGCTATCCCCAAATTTGTAGCGACAGGTGGAGCTGGTCAGGGCGGAAGTTTTTGTTTCAAGGAGTTTTTGGAGGCTTTCGACTTCAACAGTGAAGGTTTGGTCGCTGAGTCGGACTTGGCCGAGGAATCCCCGGAGACGGGTAAGGTATTGTGCAGGGCTAGCAGAGAGACTGCTAGGTAGATTGAAGCAATCAACGCGAAAGACGTGGATTCGAGCATAGTCGTAGACTCCGCTAGATAAATCGGCTTCTGAGATAGCGTCGGCACTGAGGAAGCTGGCTATCTCGATATTGCTGGGGGTGGCATCCAAGCCAGAATCCACGTTACTGGCGGTGAATCCAGTCGCGGCCTGGTAGGTAACGCCATCAATGATTAAATCCTGGTCAAAATCCGTAAAGCCCAATTGAACTTCATCTCTGCGGGTGATCAGCCAACAGGTGGCCAGCATGGACACCCCATCACTCAAAGCGGTTTGCAGAGAAGCGGCAACAGATTTCATGGCACCATTCTGGATTTAGACAAATGCCAATGATTTGGCGGTAGCGCTAATGATTCATTGCTACAATGGGGCAAGATTAAGGCCCTCGCGGTGCGCTAACACCCAGGGCGATGTAAACCTTTCGTTTAAGCTGGTAGGTTCACCTATGACAAGCATTGTAAAACAATCCGATCAGTCTCCGTTTGATGCCATCCGTCATTTTGATGGGAATGGTAACGAGTTTTGGTCGGCCCGTGAGTTGATGTCCGTTTTCTTGCCTGGGTTGGCAAAGAAACCAAAAAGAGTATTTCGGGGAAATAACCATGGATTTCAGAGAATCCCTAAGCCTTGTCCTAGAAGAGATTGAGCAGATGTTGCTGAGCAAAAACGCCGCCTATGGCAACTCGGCCCTAGACCCCCTGCGAGTGTTCAGCAAGGCCAGCCCGGAGGAGCAGATCCGGGTGAGGATTGACGATAAGCTCAAACGCCTGCAAAACCAAACGCCAGGGGATGCAGAGGACACCGAACTAGACCTGATCGGTTATCTGATCCTGTTGCGGATTGCCAAGAAGAGGGCCAACTAATGGCTTTATCAGGACTCAAGCGCAGAATAGCCAAATCCCGCGCCAAATCCCTAGATCCCAAGGGCTTTGGTCAAAATACCAGCAATAAATTTGCCTGGTATTCAATCGAATGGAATAAAGAAAATGACAATGATGCTGAGCTTGTCGAATTGCACTGGATCAAGGTAGAGAGGCCCTGTTCTAGCCGCCGCCGCCGCTTCCAGGTTGCCATGGATCATGCCCAGGTTCCTGACAATCTCAGTGTTGAGGATTTCCTATCTGTCCTATATCTCGGCAAATGCACCGAGGACAAGCGCTTGATTGACCTTGGCGTTAACGCTGGCTTCCTCTTCCGGGCCAGCAAGAAAGGCGACTGCACCATTAGGGATGTGGTGGCCCAGGTGTTTGGGGTCTGGACTGACGAGGCTATACCAGAGGAAGACATAGTGAACGTCATGGCCTGGCAGTATGTAGCCCTGGATGAGGTGGTGCCAGGGGAGCAGGTCAACCTGGCCAATCGGCGGTTGATTCGGCGCTAGAAAAAATTTTCTCCGTGGGGGTTGACATCTCTGTGCAAGTTTTGTTATATTGAAGATGTCAGCACAACCACGGAGACAAACCAATGACCGCTATCACATTTACCGCCAAAGCCGATTCCTTAGAAACCATGCTAGATGCCAAGGTTTGCGGATTTGGAGCTTTTTCTAAATTTCAAATTAACGGCACTACCGCCACAATCACCTACATCATCGAAACTAACAATCAAGAATTGGCACTAGAAGAGGCAATGAGCGAGATTAACGTTAACTGCCTAGAAGACCTAGGTGTTAGCCTTTTTGCCTAAGCCACGCAAAGCCCCTCAGCAACAACCACGGAGCGAGGGGCCTTTTAATTATCCTATGAACTGCCCAAACTGCGGAAGCGAGAAAACCTACAAACGGGGCAAGCGTCGCTCTTGTCCCAACTGTGGTCATTGGTGGACACCCAATCCCGTGTCACCACCCCAAGGGGGCCGTCCCCTAATTGGCGACAAACCCCTAACCGGGTATCAACGCCTCAAGCGGCATCTAGACAAGAAAAAAAATTCTGAGCCAAATGCTTGACATCTCTGTGCAGGTTTTGTTATATTGAAGATGTCAAGAAAACAACCACGGAGACAAGCAATGAACATTCTAGAAATGAAGCAAGTCAAATCTTTAGAGCCCGGTCAAACCAAGGCTGTTGCTCAACCAGGAAAAGACGGTCAATTGATGGCTAATCGCTCCAAGGATAAAGATGGGAGAACCCTGACAATCTATCGTCAATTGACTACAGGAGGAATTGAATTAATATCTGTTGTCAAATTCCCCGCGTAGTTTTCTTTGTGTGATCTAATCCATAACCGACGCAGAAAAAGCCACATCAATTTCAGCCAGGGCCTTATCAATGCTCTGGCTTCTTTTTTGCCAGGTATCGCCCCCGTCTAAGCCTCGACAGGGGTTGATGCACTTCCGACCCTTGGCAGAGGCATTGCAGACAAGTCCCGCTAAATCCAATTCAGAGCCGGGTTTGCCCGTTGACCAGTAGAGCTGATCATCGATCCATTTGGCTTGGCAGGTAGGGCAAGTTTTGGTAGTCATGGGGAACACTCAACAACAATCCATTGATAATAGCAATGAAGTATCGTCGAGATGGTAAAATTGCCTACCGGATTGTGCGGCGGATCATCTCGGCTTGTTCCCTCGCCATACTGCGTTCGCTACGACGGAACCGATCCTCTGGATTGTTGTAAACATTCTGAATCGTGACGTTCATCCCTCCACTGGAACCACCCCCAGAGCCAGACTCCATCGCCATAGTCAGCACGGGCAGGCGGCCAGTCTGGTTAACTGAAGCCAACAGGGCCGGCCCGAGGTTACGGGTAGCGGCGGCATTGAGGACAAACTCGCCCCGGTGAACAATGCCGGCTGGCTGGGACGGACTCCCAGGGCCAGTGTAGCCACCAGAAGCAAAGCCAAATAAGCCACCAAAGAGATTGCCAAGCATTCCCAGGAAACCACCGCCACCGCCTTTATTGGCTCCCGATAGGCCCTCGGTGGAGAGTCCCAGCATTTTGAATAGTTCCACTGTGGCCAACTGTGCCGCCAATTGGGAGACGGTTTGCAGGATAGAACGGGCCATGTTGCCAAAGGCATCCGACAGGCTCTGAGTACCCGATAGGACGTTCTCAAAGAAAGTAGATAACGCTCCTCGGCCAATATCCTCTAGTTCTTTGGCAAGGGAGCCGACTTGCTCTAGGGATTTAACCCGAGCATTGGAAATGGCGGTTTCCTGTTGAATGGCCCTGTCTTTTTCCTCGGTAGTGAGGTCTGTCCGTTGCTGGATTTCTAACAGGGTAAGCCTCAGGGCCAGTTGTTCCCGCAGGATTTCCAGCTTCTTCACCTCGGCGGCGTTCTGCTCCAATTGGGCCAGGGTGATGCGGCGATTCACCTCCTCTAGCTCCAGGCTGACGTTTTTCTGTTGGTCGGCAAGGGAAAGAGCAAAGTCTCCCCCAAAAGGAGCAGGGCCTGGCCCTCCAAAGCGCGGTAGGTTCCCTTCTCCGATTTGATAGCTGAGATTGCCGGGAAAACTGAGGGAGGATTGAGAGACGCTGGTTACTAGGCCCTTGCTGGCCTCGACAACGGCAGAGGTCAAAATCTCCTTGAGCGGGTCGAGGATCAGGATAGTGGAAGCCTGCTTACTGATACCTTCCAGCGTGGCACTGCCCTGGAAAATAGATCCAAAGATTTGACTACCAAATTGGGGAATCGTCGGGGTGGTGGTGCCGAAGCGGGGCAATCTCATTCTCGGGTCGAGGTAATATGCCCCTGGTTCCTGGCGTTGGGCCAGGGATAAATCCAGGTTAGCCATGGTTTGCACCTGACGCTTTTCCTCCCGGATGGCCCTGAGTTCTAGTGCGATGTTGCGGCTATCGGTGACACGTTCCCCTGCCTTCTGGCGGCGAATCTTATCGGCCTGCTGGGCCTGTAGGTTTTCCTCGGCAAAGGTCAACTCCTGGAGCCGGATTCGGGCCTGTTGGGTGATGGTTTGGCTCTCGGTGAGCTTGCCCTGCTTTTTGTCTAGTTCTAGCTGGAATTTGAGCCGGTCTAGTTGTTGTTTCTGGATTTGCTGGCGTTCCGTGCTGGCCCGGTTAAAGGCCTCTTGCTGGATTTTATCTAGGCTTTCCTGTGCATTTTGTAATTGGCTAAGGGTCTCACTAGAGCTTTTAATCTGGCCCTCGACGCTCTCTTTGATTTTTAGGACGCTATCAGCATAGCCATAGCCAGCGCTTAGATTGCCTGTCCCTGCGTTATAAGCGGCTAGGGCCTTGCGGGTATCCCCGTTAAACTTGACTAGCAATTTCTGGAAGTACCGAATCCCAATCTCAATGTTTTTCTGGGGGTCGTAGCGGTCTTCTTTCTGGTAGCCAGCCTCAACAGCGGCCCCCCAGCCTACCTGCATAGAGCCAACAAAAGGCCCGTAGGCGTTGGTGCTAGGTGATTGCAAGATTTTCCCTGTCCTCCGGTTCAGGTGGGTGATATTCTGGGGATTGCCTCCACCGGATTCTTTGGCGGCAATGGCGATGGCTGTTGATGGATCAAGTCCAAGCTGCCGGGCCGTGTCGTAGATTTGCTTGGCTATAGGGTTAGAGAATAGTGCGCTAGTTGATTGACTGGTTGAGGATGCGGCACTGAGGCTTGTCCCTAGAATTTGCCCCAGAGGGGATGATGTTATGCCCTGTTGCTTTAATCGTGGTAATGCCATTTTTAAAGCATCGACCACAGCCTGTTTGCTTTTAGTCGTTCCCGCATTGCCCCTTGCATCTAGAGCATCGTGCAGTAATACAATATCCCCTCCTCCAGCTTTTAGTATTTGATTTGCAATTGATTGGGCGCTAGTAGAAGGCTTCCAGTCGTTGGTATCAACAGACCAGTATGCAGTGCTTAACCCCATTTGATTGACTCTTTGCTGGTATGCTTGCTGTCCGTTGTAGCTACCGGCACCATAGGGGAATCTAAACATAGTAGGAGTGTAGTCTGGGACAATCCCTTTCAAAACTCCCAATGTGTCCTCAATTTCCTTTTTCTGTTGAGCAGGAGTGATTTTTGTAAAATCGGGGTGAGTCATGCTGTGTACACCCAACTCATGCCCCTCGTTAACTATTCTCCGAATGATTTCCGGGTATTTCTCCGCTCGTTGTCCTACGACAAAAAACGTCGCCTTCATCCCATTTGCTTTTAGCTGATCCAATACTTTATTCGTCCAATTTGGATCTGGCCCATCGTCAAAGGTGAGTGCAATTTGATTTTTGGGAATTTTCTGTATCTGCTGACTAATATTGCTGGCATTAATGTTAATGGGATCTCTGCGACTGACTTGCTGATTGCTTGACTGTGACTTAGCTGGTTGAGTTGCTCCTGTTGGGACGGGTCGGCTGGTGGTGGTAGAACCTGACTGACCTCCATTTTTTAAGTATTTATCATCAAAAGCTACCACTAAATCCGATGCTCCGCTATTGGTTACCCAACTAGCAATTTTCTTGATTTGGTTTGGATCTGTGAAAACGAGGCACCCAGCACTTCCAGGCGTAATATTGTCTAAGTGAAATCCTATTCCGCTTCGATTTGTTGAAAAAGTTGGAGTTAACCCAATCCATGCCGGGCCAATATTTCCACTAGGAAGCTTTTGTTGGTTATAACCGCTCAAGTTTTGATTTAATACGCTTTTGGCTTCTGCTGTGTTTATTTTCCATGTTCCCTCTGGAGGTGGAGCCATGCTTTTTGCAACGTTCGTTTTTCCCTTCCCAAAATCCCCCTGCGTTCTGCGTTGCCCTGTAGATCCGCCAATGAATGTATCAATGACTTTTCCATCCTTTACAAGGCTATATTGCAGAATATCCAATCCATTCGCGTCTTTCTGTCCGGTTCTGGTCGCTACAATTTTAGTCCCCTTGATTGATGAAAAATCAAATCCAGTGGAACCAGAGCTGTTACCTCCCCCATAGCCAGATGAGCGCATGGCCCGTTCTCCTGGGGTATCGGGAACACCGCCGCCCTGAGCCATGAAGTTCTGAGCTACAGTCTCGGCTACTTTTTGCCGATTACCTGGGAACCACATTGGCATACCCCGAGCCTCCCAAGCTTTTGCCTCTGCCTCAAAGGCCGCCATATAAGCCTTGGCTTGGTCTTCTCCCATGGATTCGGCTATCTGACGAGCGATCCGCTTCTCTGGGGAGAGCATCCACTCCCATCCCTCCCCGGCTTTGTTGATTTCCTTGCCCAGGGCCACCATTGCCTGAACAGCCAAGCCGATAACTTTGACGAATCCCTCCATCGCCTCCACTGCATCCTGGATAGCTCTGGGATTCTCCTGGAGGTATTGCAACAGGCCTTTGGCTAGTTCCGTAACACTTTGCAGGGCCACTTTAACGCCAGAGGTCAACGCCTGATTTAGAGCCTTAGCAATGCCTGGGTTTTGGCTGATATAGTCCTTAAAGCTTTGGGCCTGAGCATTTAGGTCTTTCCATATTTCCTGATTGTTGCCGAGGGGGTCTAGGGTCTGGACAATAATATCGAGCACTGCCGACAGGGCCGGACTAATGCCCTGATAGATGCTGTTGTAGATCTTGGTGAAGGCATCATTCAGGTTAGACAATTTGACGGCAGTAGTAGCCCCCAATTTATCCATCAGCCCAAAGAAGCGGCCCCCTTCTGAGGTGACGGATCGGAGAACCTTGTCCACCTCCTCAAAGCTCAACTGTAAGCCCTCGCTGGAACCCTTGATCTGGCCCAGTTCCTTAGCGGATTTGCCCAACGCCTTGGCAATGTCCTCCATGCTCAGTCCAGCATTGAGCAATTGGTTAATATCCTGGCCCAGGGCCCGGCCCTGGTTCTTGATTTGGGTATAGACAAAGAGAAGCTGGCTCAGGGGTTTGTCGGCCCCGGCGGCGATTTCCCCAAGCATCTTGATCGTCGGGATTAGCTGATCCGCTGGGGTTTTGGTGGCTAATAACTGCTTGGCGGCCTCGGTGACTTCGGGTAATTCAAAGGGCGTAGTTGCGGCAAAGTCCCGGACTTCCTTCATTACCCGTTTGGCCTCTTCGGCGGAACCCAGGAAGGTTTCAAAAGCCACTGCGGTTTTCTCCGTCTGTGCCCCGACTTGGATCACGCTCCCGGCTAATTGTTGCATCGAGGAGGCTAGATTCTGGATGACGGAGGTGGCCAGGTTGGCCAGGACATTCTTAAAAATGCTGTAGCCTTCCCCAGCCTTTTGCCCTGCGATAGCCAGAGCATTTATTTCCTTGGTGGTTTCCTTGGCTGATTCTCCCGTCTGATCTAACTGCCGGTCAAGTTCTGCCAGTTTTTGGGTGAGCTTGGCTTGGGCATTAGCCACATCCTGAGCACTGGCCACACCGCTGGACTTGATGGCATTGAAGGCAGAGATCGCCGCCTGCTTCTGGTTCTCAATGCTCTGGGAGGTCTTCACCCCCAACTCCCGGAAGGCATTATTAACAACGGTATTCACCTGCTTAACCGCCGATTCCAAGTCTTTTGCGGCCTGTTGAGCGGCCCTGGGGTTCTCGGGAATTAGGGCACTACCGGCGGCCGCCTTCACACTCTGCTGGGCCTGGCGTACACTTTGCTGGGCCTGTTGGAGCGCATTCTCAAAACTGGCCCCGACCCGATTCATGGAGGCGATGGCCTCGTTAAAGCCTTCGGTGCTAAATTTGACGCTAAGAGTTCTGCTCGCCATGGGGGATTCCTATCAAGTCCTCTCCCATTGTGAATTTAGTCTGGCCCTGACTGCTCTAGCTTTTTCCGTCTGCGGTATTCGCGCATATACTCGGCCCTGTTACGTCTCTGATCGTATTGTCGTCGCATTTCCCTAACATCTTCCTTTTGTCGATATTTTTGTTGGGCCCGTTTCAGTGCTTCATCCATCGCTAAACCTCAAAACTACACTGCTAATTATAGTCGGTAATACGCCTGCTCAAAATTCCCTGTCGGCCCTGTTGACTCCTATAGTCGGTTACAGTATATTGGTAGATGTAAGGGGCACACGCAACACCGCCCAGACCGCTACAGAGAAAACCAAGGATTTAAGGCAATGCACACTATCAATAACCCCAAAGCCGCTCAACATCTTTCTGCTAACGAGATTGCAATGCGTTCCGCCGCCGATAAGCTTCTAACTCTGCTATCGCAAGAAGGTGGCTGGGAATGCCTGGATTTTGACGAATTGAGCAAAAAATTCACAATCAAAGAATTGTCCGTACTGTCTGAGAAGTTTTCCCGCGCACTAAACGAGAAGATTGACCAAATGTAATTTCAGTGACCTCGGCAAGTCCCTAAAAGGCCCTCGCTACATCGCTACAACCACCGCTACAAAAGGATTAAAGCCAATGTTATTCACCACTAAAATCAACGACGTTCAATCTGCTATCGAATCCCGCTTAGACTTGATTTCCTCCCTAGAGGCACAGATAGAGTCCCTGCGCCAGGAAAACCTGGAGCAACAGCAGTTCTTACAGGCCCTGGGCAGTGCTGAGGCGGCCGCTGAATCAGCTCTAACTCAGGTGCAGACCGCTATCGCCATGGTCAATGCTGTTGACCCAGAGCAGTTAGAAACCTTCAAGAATGCCGTACTGAGTGCCTTCAATGGCAATGCACCTATCCTCCCCCCTGAGCCTCCTACTGACCCGTCTGGGGGCGATAACGAGGACAGCGATGATGTGATTGAGGTTGATGTTGAAGTGCAACCATCCGAGGATGACGCAGCTTTAGAAATTGCCATGAGCTTCACCACCCATGAGCTAAAGTCTCGGCTACAGGGCCTTGGCTATAGCAATCCCAAAGGCAACAAGCGCAGTCTGGCCCAGCTCCTCGTTGACGAATGGAAAAAACAGGGAGGGCAGGTATCCGCCGAAAATGACTACCCCATGGCCGCCTAGGTTAAGATAACGATTCTTACAACGGCATTTTGAGAGTAAGCCCCTTTCCTTGGGGCTTTTTTGTTGTCTATTCAGGGCCAAGCAGGCGATTAATTTCCTCGGGCATATCATCCCCAATGGCCCTGGCGGCATCGTAAAAGTTCAACTTCTTGGGCACCTTGACTTGCTTCTGGAACTTATAAACCGGGTAACTCCGGCCCTTGTCGTCCTTGATAAAAATCAATACCCCATCGCTCACCTTCTTGATCCAGGCCCTTTTGGCGATACTCTCCCAGACCTTGGGCCAGGGGTTCCCTTTGGTGATGCGCTTCAAGCCCCGCTTGCGGCCCTCGGGTAACAGAATAATCAGGTGGCCCTTGCCGGTGACGGTGCCCCCCTCCTCAAAAATACTCAACCAGGGAATCCCCACCCGCACAATCGACGCAAATGGCAGGCTCCCTTTGGCCCTGAGATTCCGAATCCTCACGGATTTTTTAAAGGCCTTGCTGTCCCCTTTGAAGCTAGACATCTGCTTTTTGACTTCCCTGGAAAGCTTAGCCGCTGAATTTTTGGCAACCAACTCCGAGGCCCGCTCAAAGTCCTTGATTTTAGAGCGGAGCCATTGATTGATTAGCCGTCGCTGTTCCTTCTCATTGAATGCCATGTCTGCATTCTGCATTTATCCCGGCTAAACCAACGATAGGGCCAGTCTGCCGAGGTTTTTATGAGCGCATCGATTCTAGAGGCTCGTTTCAATCGCCTATTCAGCAAGCTTTACCCAGAAATAGAATTAATCCATGATCAGGTTTTGCCCGTCCCCAGGCGCAAGTTTCGCCTCGATTTTGCCCACGTTCCTACCAAAGTAGGCATCGAGATTTCTGGGGGGATCTGGCGCAAAAATGGACACTCCAGCGGCACGGGATTAATCCGGGACTACGATAAAATGAACCTGGCCCAGATGAATGGCTGGCTGGTTTTCCAGTTGACGGGATCTCAGATTACCGCCGAGTGGTGTCACCGCATCGCCCAGACGATTGAGGATAGGCTTCCCTAATCCTTCCCTAAATTCTGAAAAGTTTTGGTATGTTTTGGGATGTTTTTATATCCATGAAAAAACAGCCAGGATGCGCTAAATCAAGGCTTTTGAGGGTTTTGGTGGAGTGATTAAAAGCTGATTCGTAATCAGTTGGTCGTGGGTTCAAATCCCATCATCGGCTTGGCTTCCAGCCTCCAGCGTTTTCCCTTCCCTAATTCTTCCCTAGTGGCAGGGCCGCCAGAGCGGGGGCAAGTTTTTCTGGAACCTCCTCAGGGCAAGCGATTGGGACAAATTTGGTTTGACTGGCCTCTAGGGACAGGATCAGTCCGTTTTCGCTAAGCTCCCAGCTGTTATTCCAAAATTTAGCCTCGGATTTGCCCAGTCTGACGCTCACCCATCCGACCGACATTGAAAATCCCTTGAGGTTTTCAATGCTAATTCCAACCTCTAGGCTTCCGGTTAGGGTAAACAGTCGATTAGGCTCACGAACAAGCATATAGTTTTTGTCACGATACTCATCAAAGTGTTGTTCTAAAGTGATACTGCCATTGATGATCGTGGCTGGTGCACCATCAACATAAACAGTCGAGCCTGGCTGTAGCGCATTTGCTGGGATGATTTCATTCATGATTTTTAAGCCTTTGATTAAAAGCCGGATCTCGCAGTTTACTCTCACTCCGGCTGGGAAAGACTCATAACGCTTCAGCGAGTTAGCTAACTAGCCATTACAAGGCGGCTTGCACACCTAAGGTTATTTTAGCGCTTGCCATACGGCATCAAAATCAGAACGCTCGATCCATTTTAGGTAGTGCCGGTAGTGGACATCGAGGCTGTGGCCCATCCACCGGGCCGCAATGGCAGGACTGATGCCAAGCCGCGCAGAACGCACCGCATAGCCATCTCTGAGCGCATACGGGGAGAAATCTATCTTGTTGCGGTAGAAGGCGTTACAGACGGCCCTGCCGTTGTCGCTGTTGATGTTTGATTTTAGTTGGGGTGGATTGAAATTTTCCAACTTGAACCGCTCGGGCCAGTCGGGATGCAGGGGATACACCAGCCTGTCCTTGGTTTTGGTGTCTCGTAGCACGCTAATGATCGGGAACTGCTCTAAATCCAACTTGACGATCTCATGGTTTCTCAGTCCATAGGCGGCCATCATGCCAAAGGCCCATTTCCAGCGGCCCTCTGGTAATCGTTCCCAGGTTTCTAATATCTCCTGGTCGGAGGGAATCCGTCTGTCCCCTGGGCTGTATTCGCCTTTCAGTGCTTTCCAATCCGCTGGCAGTTCTAGTTCTGCAAATTTGGCCAGCCGGGAGTAGGCGTTATGGTTCCTTTCTCTGGATCTTGTATGGGCTTCTGTCCTCAGCAATACCCGTTTAAGCACCTCCACCGTCAGCGGTTCATCCGGTGGTAACTGCCGGAAAGCTATCCCGTAATCGTTATAAAAGCATTTCTCCCGGTTAGGAGTCCTCTGTTTGGCCTGCCAGTGAGCTTCCTCCATTTCGTTGCACCATTGCTCAATCGTCTTTTGGGAAGCCTGGCCCTTGTTCTCTAATCCATCCCAGGTGAAGCGTTCCAGCAATATATCCGCTTCCAATGCCTGGGCCTTGGCTAATGCCAATTTAAGGCCCTGTTCTGTCGCAGGGCATCCCGTGGCAATATCAGTCTGCTTCTGGCCCTGGCCATTCCGATTGGGTAAAGTGGCCCTGAGGTATAGCCTATTTCCTTTCTGTCGAATCTTTACTCGGCTTAGTTTGCCATTGGCCTGGTCAATGTTCACGCAACAATCGCTTCATCGATTAACATCCGGGCCAGTCTTAATTTTTCTGCTGTAGGTAGTTTTTTTAATCTCTCAATCTCTCCATCGGCTGACAATGCGGCTGGCCTGTCAGCTTTGCGGCCGGTGCCATTGCTCTCGTCATCACTCAACTGGGACAGCAGATCATCTAGCCCTACTCCCATGTAATCAGCCATTTTCTGCATGGCCGTAGTGCCAGGAATTACGCCTTCATCCCTCATGTAGCACCGCATATTTTGAGCCTTGATGCCCATCTCCTGGGCCAAAGCGGCGGCGGTTTTGCCGTTGGCGATTGATTTTAAAAGTTTTGCTAATTTTGCTGTGTTCATGGCTAAACGTTATAGGCGGCACTGGCTTCTGCTAGCAGTCTGGCGCATAGATCAATGCGGCTTTTGGCATTAAGTCCTTTGGTTACGGCATAGGCATCATCAACCGTCACCACGGAGATCCTGTTTTTGCTTGGCTTGGTTTTGATTTCTACGCCGATGCGAAAAGCCAGCTCATCTAAGGTAATTCCCATGTAATTAGCTATCTGGGCAAGCTTATCCAATCCGGGTTTACTACCAGGACGAGAGATGTAATTCCTAACAGACTGAGCAGGTATTCCCATTTTTTCAGCCAAATCCTCTGCTGAGCCATCGCCCATCAGTTCCTTAAGTAGATCAGAAAGCTTGTAAACGTCCATATCAAAATAGCTCCTTTATTGGGTTTATGGTTTACCCCCCCCCCTATGGGCTTTGCTTATTGCTGTTATATCCAAACATTAACAAATTTTGCAAGTAGTATTGCATATTTTTTGCCACCGCAATATAATTTGGATGCAACCAAATTTTTTGGATATGCCAAAACGAATCCAGCTAAAGCACCTCAAGTACGAGGCAATCAACGAAGGGACTGGCTTTGACATTGCTTATTTGAGCCGGATATTCAACGGCTCTCAGCGCATTAGCGAGGCGACGATAGAGCGCTTTGCCAATCTGCTGGGATGCTCACGGGTGGAGGCTTACCGGCAAATCGAGGAAGTCCGAAAAATCAAGCAAACCAGGAAAAGCCGTTATGAGACGACTTCGTGAACAAATGGCCCTGCGCCTTACCCCAGGGGAACGCCAGGACATTGAGCTAGCCGCTTTTATCTGCGGCGTTCCACCATCCCGGTTCATTCGGGAATCGGCCAGCCTTCTGGCCAAGCAAGCAATCCTAGAACACCAAAAGGAGACAAATGCTCGTTACTCAAATCAAACTGCTTCCAACTCTGCCACCTCTGCCCTCGGAGGATGAGCTAGACAAAGCCTTTCACCGGCTTAAAGTCTCTGTAATCAAAGTTCGTAGTCGTCTCCGGGAGGTGGCTCATGGTTAAAAAGGCCCTGCAACTCCAGATCGGAGATTTGGTTTACGACTATGCCGATCACTGGGTAATGGATGGCTTCACCTACGACGGATTTGGCATATGGCTATCCCATCGGGACGGTAAGCGACGGCCCAGGGTAATCCCGTTAGAGTCCGAGGCAACCTTCTCTGTGTACGCCAGGGAGGCCCTTGATGGTTGAGCGTTCTATCTGTGTGCTGGTGCCGACCATTGTGCTCAGCCTGCCGCTGATGATGGCTGTTTTGATTTTGATGTTTTCCCAAGGAGGTTAAGCGTGTCTGTAGGACAAAGCCAAGACAGAACTTATGGCAAGCATAAGCTACTGAACAAGATAACCGGGCGATTGGTAGGTGCATTTTCAACAAACCGAATCCGCTTCCTTAAGCCCCCGTTCATATTTATTGATTTGTGTGCAGGGGATGGAACGCCTAGCTACTACAGCAACTATTCCAGCCCGCAGATTCTAAAGAAGCATTGCGACTTCATGGAGCAGAAGGTAGGCCCAGACAGCTCGATTCTGATCCTGGTAGAAAAAGACCGGGCCACCTTCGACAAACTGCAAAAGGCATACCCAGCCACAAAAAACACTTATTTGATTCATGGTGACAGCAAAGATCCTTCTGTGATCGCTCAGATTGCAGAAATTATTAAAGCGCGGGCAAATCCTAACTCTCCATGCTTTGTCCACAACGATCCCAACAAGGTTAAGGATTGGGCTATCACCCAAGAATTGCTTCAAGTATTGCCTCGTTATACCACCAGCCTAACGACCATGGGGTGCAACGTGGGGGGATTGAAACGGCTAGACCTGGAATCCCGAGGGAGTTGGTTTGACTATGTAAGGGTCTTGGTTCAGTCGGTGCAATCTATCAAGTGCCACGATGCTTATCTGGCTTCATTGCGAAACGACAAAAGCCAATGGGCTTACCTGATCACTTGCCCTGCTAAGTGGGAAGAAGACATAGCCAGCGATGTGCAGAAGGCTTTCAAGGATTGGCCGCATGGCGTTGAAGGGGCATGGCTGTCGAGTCCAGTTCAATTCAATGCGCTGATTCGTATGTTGTTTCTGACCAAAAAAGAATGGGAGGACGATCAGGATGTCGCATAGTCAACGAATGAAAGACCTTCTTGAAAAGGCAATTGAGCTTTATGGATTGGATGGAGTTCATCCGGCCGCTGAAATAATGCCTTTCATGGGAGAGGACGAGTTTAATGGCTTGGTTGAAGATGCTGAAAAGAACGGTTTTCAAAACGCTGTCAAGGTTACAAAAGACCGGCTTTTGATTGATGGGCGCAACCGCATCTGTGCATCAATTGTCTTAGAAAAAGATGTCCGAATCGAAGAGTTCACACCGTCTGATCCGATTCAGTATGTGCTCTCTGAAAACCTGGAGCGCCGTCACCTAAGTTCACAGCAAAAAGCCGCGATTGCCATCGAAGCCGAGGATCTTTATCAACTGTTAGCCGAGCAGGCTAAACAGGCTCAGGGTACACGGGCAGACCTTTTAGTACAAGATGACGCAAACTTTAGTGAAAAAATTCACGAAAGTTCAAAACCGGAACCAAAACCCCAGGAACGTCGAACTGACACCAAACTAGCCAAGGCTTTTGGTACAAATCAGAATTATGTAGCCAAAGCCAAAAAGGTTAAAGACCATGCCCCGGAACTACTGCCAGAGGTAGCCGCTGGAAACGTGGACTTGAACGAAGCCGCTAAGGTGGCCGCCCAACGCAAGAAAGAAACCACTGGGCAATTGCAGGAAGTTGGGAGCAAAATCTCAACCGGACTACAGCCCGATGTTAATGACTTTACCGCCGCCAAGGTTGATGGGAAGGTGACGATTATCCCAAAGCTTGCCTTGGAGCCAACGGCCGGCCCATCAAGCGAATCAGCCTTGCCTCCTGAGCCTGAATCTAACCCGATTGAAACCATCAATCAAAACGGTTACACGATTCACATTTGGCACAACAAACCCCAAAGCCCGCCATCGTTCAACACGGCTAATGAATCCATCGATTGGGCCTGGTCAACCTGGAATCCTGTTACTGGATGCCTTCATGGTTGCAATTATTGCTATGCAGAACGCATTGCCACCAATGAACGGATGGCCAAGGTTTACCCCATGGGATTTGAGCCGGTATTTCATCCCTACCGCCTTGATGCGCCCAAGAATGCCCATCAGTTTACTGAGCAGGAAATCATCAAGAAAGCTCAAGAACGCCGCCTTGATTTAGAGCAGGCCAAGCTATGGGCCAAGAATGTTTTTGTCTGCTCAATGGCGGATCTGTTTGGGAAATGGGTTCCCGATGACTGGATTATGCGAGTTTTTGACTCGGTGATTAAGTATGACCAATGGAACTATCTATTCCTGACCAAATATCCCCAACGCTTGCAGGAAATTGGAGAGAAGTTGGGCGGTAGTTTCCCTGATAACTGTTGGGTGGGGACAACGGTTGATGAACAGAAGCGGGTTCGCATTGCCCAAGAAGCTTTTGCCAACATCAAGGCCCCTGTTAAATGGCTATCTCTAGAGCCATTGCTGACAAACCTGGAATTTACCGATTTGGGGATGTTTGATCTAGTTGCAATAGGAGCCGAAACAGATGGGAGTCCATACTGCAACTCATGTGGACAAGTAGACCCTAAACGAATCAAATTTACTGCGCCTTGGGAGTGGGTCGAAAACATTCTCTGGCAAGCTCGAAAATCTGGCACTGCTTTTTACTTAAAAGAAAACCTGAAGTGCCGGCCTAAAGAACTGCCTTTTGTTAAATCCGTTGAAGTGGATGACGAGGAATGGTGAAATACACAGACTTCCTTTCCCAAAAAATAGCGAGGGTTAAGCCAGCCGGCTTTGAGGTCGCCGACGACCAACTCCCCGCCTTCTTATTTGACTACCAAAAATTTATCGTCAAATTGGCCCTGGCTAAGGGGAAATTCGCAGTCTTTGCCGGGACAGGCTTGGGCAAGACCGCTATCCAGTTGGTTTGGGCCGATGCCGTCCATCACCAGACTAATCAGCCAGTCCTCATTCTGGCACCCCTAGCAGTAGCCAAACAGACTGCCTTCGATGAATCGGCCAAGTTTGGCATCACGGTTCAATACTGCGAATCCTCGCTCGATGTCATCCATGGCATCAACATCACCAACTACGAGAAGCTAGGCAAGTTTGATTGCTCTGTATTCTCTGGGGTGGTACTGGATGAGAGTTCCATTCTCAAGAGCTTTACCGGGGCCATCAGAAGCCAGTTAATTGAAGCCTTTGCCCAAACTCCCTACCGCCTAGCTTGTTCTGCCACTCCCAGCCCCAACGATCACATGGAATTAGGCAACCATGCCGAGTTCCTGGGAATCATGACCAGGGTGGAAATGTTGGCCCAGTTCTTTGTCCACGATGGCGGCAACACCTCCGAATGGCGGTTAAAGAAACATGGGAAACAACCTTTCTGGGCCTGGCTGGCCGAATGGTCGGTAATGCTCCAAAAGCCTTCAGATTTGGGGTTCTCTGATGACAATTACAAATTGCCTCCCCTCCACCAGTATCAGCTTTTTATCGAGACAGGCATCCGGCGGGATGGTGAACTGTTCGCCATGTCTGCAACAGGCCTGGCCGAACAGCGGCAGATAAAAAAGCAGACCTTGGCGGATCGGGTTTCCGCCATATCCAGCCTGGTCAACGCATCAGATGAGCAGTGGATCGTCTGGTGTGAGACCAATGACGAAAGCGCGGCTCTGACAGCGGCTATTCCCGATGCCGTCGAGGTTAAGGGGGCCGATACCGAGAAGCACAAGGAGCAATCTGCCATCAACTTTGCCCATGGGGCCATCCGGGTACTGGTCAGCAAAGCCGCGATCTATGGGTTTGGGATGAATTGGCAAAACTGCCACAACATCGCCTTTGTCGGGATGAGCAACTCATTTGAGTTGACCTACCAAGCCATCCGCCGATGCTATCGCTTTGGCCAGACCCAGCCTGTCAATGTTTACTTTGCCGTTACCGATACCTGCGGCTCCATTGTCCAGAACATGGAACGCAAAGAGAAACAGTTCCAGGAAATGCTGGCCCAGCTCATTGCCCACATGGGCCAGCAGGACTATTCGCAAACCTTACGTCAACGAAATACCTACATGGAAGACCGCAAGATTGGCGAAAACTATCAGATATATCTGGGGGATTGCGTCATGCACCTGTTAGGCATGGCCCCGGAGTCCATTGACTTCTCAGTGTTTAGTCCCCCATTCGCATCTTTGTACACCTACAGCAATTCAGAAAGGGACATGGGAAATGCCCGCTCTGATGAGGAGTTCCTGAATCACTTTGATTTTTTGGTGCATGAACTGTACCGAGTGCTGAAGCCGGGATGCCTGGTATCCTTTCACGTTCAAAACTTGCCAGCTCAAATCCAGAAGGATGGCTACTACGGACGCAAGGATTTGAGAGGCGATTTGATCCGCTCCTTTGAAAAGCAAGGATTCGTCTATTACTCCGAGGTGACGATCTGGAAAGATCCCGTCACCCAAATGCAACGGACAAAGGCCTTAGGACTGCTCCATAAGCAAGTCAAAAAGGACTCAAGCAAGAGCCACCAAGGCATGGCGGATTACCTCGTCACCATGCGGAAACCAGGGGAACGCTCCGAGCCTGTTGCTGGAATGTTTGATGCCTACTACGGCACCAATGCTATCCCGCCAACGGATGCCACCCATACCAGCATCGAGATCTGGCAACGTTACGCCTCTCCCGTCTGGATGGACATTGACCAATCCGATACTCTCCAATTCCGGGAGGCCCGCCATAGCGACGATGAACGCCATATCTGTCCGTTGCAATTGACCGTTATCCGTCGGGCCCTGCAATTGTGGAGTAACCCTGGTGACACCATCCTGTCTCCCTTTGCTGGCATTGGTTCCGAGGGCTATGTGGCCCTGGAGATGGGGCGCAAATTTGTGGGCATCGAGCTTAAGGAGTCCTATTGGCAGGTGGCTTGCAAGAACCTCGATTTTGTCGAGAACAAGCCCAAGCAATTAGCTCTGTTGGAGGCGGTATGAAGCAGATTATCGCCTTGGCACTGGGACTTAGTTTCCTACTGCCTGAAATGGCCCAGGCAGGCCAGGCCAGTGCTACCTACTATGGCCCTGGCTTCCACGGCAAAAAGATGGCCAACGGCAAACGATTCAATCAGCACGGCATGACAGCGGCCCATCCATCCCTGCGATTGGGAACCCGGATCAGAGTCCGTTACAAAAGCCGATCTGTGGTGGTACGGGTAACAGATCGTTGCCGCTGTTCCCTGGATTTATCTAAGGCGGCCTTCCGCCGACTGGCCCCGTTGAGCAAGGGCCGAATCAGAGTCCGCTATTCCCGAATTTGAAGCATTTAGGAGGAGTTATGGATAAATGCGGAAGTGATTGGCATCGCGCCAACAAGAAGCGCAAAGATCGCCATTACAAGTATCAGGAAATGTCAAAGGAGCGACGGCTCCACATCAAGCGCATCAAGGAGGGCC